CGGTGGCGGCCAACGCCAACACCAACCTGGACAACGGCCTGGCGCCGGGCAGCTTCGGGGTGGAGCAGTTCACCATCTCGCTCGACCATTACGCGGCCACAACCGACCTGAACATGGTCACCAGCCGCGTGGGCATCGCCAGCCAGTTCCTGCAGAACGCCGCCATCAACGGCGAGCAGGCCGCCCGCAGCCTGGACACGCTGGCGCGCAACGTGCTGTTCGATGCGTATTTCGGCGGCAACACCCGCGTGCGCACCACGCTGGGCGCCCCGGGGCCGAACGTGGCGGTGGATGACGTGCGCGGCTTCGAGCGCATGTGGCAGAACGGCGTGCCGACCACCGTGGGCGCCAGCGCCACCATGCCGGTGCGCGTGGGCAGCAACAACTACACGCTGGTGGGCGTGACGGTGGACGGCAGCAACAACTCCTCCGCCGCCACCGTGGGCGGGCGTTCCGGCGTGCTCAGCTTCAGCACCAGCGTGACCGTGGCCGATGCCACCGCGGGCAACGCGGTGCTGGCGGAGAACGCCAGCGTCATCGCCCGGCCGAACAGCCGCGCCACCACCGCGGCGCTGACCGCCACGGACACGCTGACCATGGGCGCGCTGCTGAACGCCGTGGCCACGCTGCGCGCCAATGCGGTGCCGGGTGTGGACGGGGTGTACAACTGCTACCTCGATCCCGTCTCGGCGCGGCAGCTGTTCGGGGACACCGACTTCCGCCAGCTGTTCGGCGGCGTGACCGGGGCGAACCAGGTGTACACCAAGGGCCTGGTGAACGAGTTCCTCGGCCTGCGCTTCATCCCCACCAACATGGCCTATGTGCAGAACCACCCCTCCATCAACGGGGCGGTGGTGCGCCGGCCGATCGTGTGCGGCCAGGGCGCGCTGATCGAGGGCAGCTATGCCGGCATGGGGGCGGACGACACCGCGCCGCCGAACTCCATCGTTTCGCTGGTGGACGGCGTGGCGATGGTGACGCGCGAGCCGATCGACCGGCTGCAGCAGATCATCGCGCAGAGCTGGTACTGGATCGGCGGCTACTGCGCGCCGAGCGACGTGACGACCACCACCGACACCGTGAACACCGCCAACAGGGCGGCCTACAAGCGGGCGGTGATGATCGAGCATTTCGGCTGAGCAACCGAGGCGGGGGGCTGAACCGCCCCTCGCCGCACGCCGCGCGGAGGCATGAATGGCGTTCACCGAAGCGGAACGAACCGAGATCCGCCGGCACTGCGGCTACCCGGCCTATGGCAGCGGGGCGGAAGGGTTCCAGGGCTGGCGGTTCCACCAGGCCTACGGGCTGATGGAATTCCGCATGACCCGGATGTCGGGCACGGAAGAGGCAGTGACGCGGCAATACCTGGCCACGCTGGCCGAACTGGAAGCCGCAATCCCGCAAAGCGCCGCCCTGCTGGATACCAGCGAAGCCGCAGTATGGAAGCGAAACCCGCGCGAAGTGCGGGAACGAACGGCACTGTTCGACGACTGGCGCCGCCGCCTGTGCGGCTTCCTGGGCGTGCCACCCGGCCCCGCCTTGCGCGACGCCGGGGTGAGGCTGGTGGTGTAGGGAAGCCCCGGCCTGCCTTTCACCCTCAGCGATACACCAGCACCGGCGTTGTGGTGTGGGCGAGCAGTTTCTGGGTGACGCTGCCTAGCACGGCGGCGGCCATGCCGCGGCGGCCGTGGGAGGCGATCACGATCAGGTCGCAGCCGCTGGCGTCGGCCACGTCGATGATCGCCTGGTAGGGTTGGTCGGCTTCGCGCAGCACGGTGTCGCAGCGCACGCCTTCGGCTTCGGCCTTGGCGGCCACGGCGTCCAGGATGGTTTGCGCTGCGGCGCGGGCGTGGGCGCCGTAGTGCTGTTCGTTGTAGGCCAGTTGTTCCGGCGTGATCGCGAAGAGGTGGAACGGCTCGATCGCGGCCATGGCAGTGAGGCGGGCGCCGGTGCCTTTCGCCAGTGCGATGCCGGCTTCCACGGCCTTGCCGGCCAGGGCGGAGCCATCCGTCGGCAGCAGGATGTTCTTGTACATGTCGTGTGGGTTCCCTGCGGTATGTCCGCAGGGTGCGCGCGCGCGCAACGGTCGGCATTGACTCACGTCAAGGCCGCAAGGCGGGATGATGCAAGCAGGGCGCGTGCAGGATGCGATCCATCGCGGGCTTGGCCGCGCGGGGTTGGTGGTGGGCCAGTGGTGCGAGCTGTTCCGGCCGGAAGGGGGCGAGGCGCCACTGGCGGCGTCGCGCCGGGTGTTGCGGCTGGTGGCCGCCTTCATCGCGCAGGACGGGCGGTTCGCGAAGCCGCCGACGCATGGCCAGGTGTATTGGCACGGGCTGTTCGATGCCGCCTACACGCGGCCCGGGGACTTCATCCGCCGCGGCGATGGCGCGGTGTGGTTCGTGGCGGCGCAGCCGGATCTGCATCCGGTGCTGTGCGTGCGCGCCAACCGCGTGATCGACGTGGTGCGGCCGGTGCATGCGGCCGGGCCGGGGCTGGCGCCCTATGGCGGCGGCGCGGCGCCGGAGCCGGTGCTGCGCGCCTGGCCGGTGAGCATGGTGCGCGGCGGCGGCGCGGGCCTCGGCGAGGCGGCCTTGCCGGAGGTGGTGCCGGGTGGCGGCTGGGTGGTGCTGCTGCCGGCGGTGGCCGGCGTGGTGCTGCGCGAGGGTGACCTGGTGAGCGACGATCTCGGCCGGGTCGGGGTGGTTGCGCAGGCGGAACTCTCGGAGCCGGGCTGGCGCCTGATCGTGCGCCGGGCAGGGAGCTAGGGCCATGGCCGACATGTCTGACGTGGAGGCGGCCCTGCTGCGCCTGGCTTCCGACGTGATCTATCCGGAAGGGCCGCAGGCGCCCAGCATCGTGGGGCGTGCCTGCCGGTTGTATCGCGGCTGGCCGCAGGCGGCGGCGCTGGATGCGGACCTTGCCGCCGGGCGGCTGCACATCACGGTTTCGCCCGAGGCGCGGCCCCAGGCCGTGACCACGCGCCATCCGGACCGGTGGGACGAGGTGGCCGGGCCGGCGCCGGGGCTTGCGATCGTGGTGAACGGGCGCAGCGCGACCGTCTCCGGCAGCGCGCATCCGGGCCAGGTGGCCGGGCTGATGGTGGACGGCATGGCGGTGGTGCACCGCACCGCGCCGGGCGACACGCCGGCGATGGTGGCCGCGGTGCTGGCCACCTACCTGCGCACCCGCCGCATCGTGACGGTGGAGGGCGCCACCCTCACCGTGGCCGGCACCGGCCCGATGACCGGCCGCGTGGTGGCCGACCGCACGCTGCGCCGCGAGACGCGCCGGCAGCGCCAGGTGTTCCGCCTGACCGCCTGGTGCCCGGAGCCGGGGCTGCGCGATGCGCTCTCCTCCGCGCTGGATGCGGCGGTTTCGGCGGTGGACTTCATCGACCTGCCGGACGGCACGCGCGGCAGGCTGCTGTTCCGCGGCAGCACGGTGAGCGACCAGGGCCGCACGGCCAGGGTGTTCCGGCGCGACCTGCTCTACGCGGTGGATTACGCCACCACGGTGCAGGAAACGCGGCCGGCGATGATCTTCGGCGACACGCGCGTGGCCCCCGGCGGGGCGAATGCGCGATCCGCCATCAGCTGAGGTGGCCGCGGGCGTGCGATCGGCGGAGGCCGCAGGTCGGAGCCGTGAATCGCCCGCCCCACTTCATATCAGGAGAACAGAATGAACGTGCATCTGGTGGTCGTGCGCGCCTTCGGGCCGTACGCGAAGGGCGACGTGGTGACGGCGCCCGCCGAGGTTGCGGAGATCCGGGCCGGCGAGCACGCCGGGCATGTGGTGCGCGTGCGCGCGAACAAGGAGGGCTGAACCATGCCGATCGTCCAGCAGGGCAGCATCAACACCACCGCGCTGATCGTGCCCGACCTCTACGTGCAGATCGTGCCGCCGCAGAACCTGGTGGTCAACGGCGTGCCCACCAACGTGGTGGGCGTGGCCGGCACCGCGAGCTGGGGGCCGGTGGGCGAGCCGGTGATCGTGGGCTCCATGAGCGACTACGCGGCAAGCTTCGGCCCCGTGCTGGCGCGCAAGCATGACATGGGCACGCAGATCGCCACCGCCGTGCAGCAGGGTGCCTCCGATTTCCGTTGCGTGCGCGTGACGGACGGGACCGACACCGCGGCGGCCTTCCAGATCCCGACCACCGGCTTCGTGATGACCGCCATCCACACCGGCAGCCGCGGCAACCTCATCGCCGTCACCATGGCGCCGGGCAGCCGCGCCGGCACCTGGCGCTTCACCATCACCCTGCCCGGCCTTGTGCCGGAGGTGTACGACAACATCGCAGGCTCCGGCGCCGCCTTCTGGCAGGCGCTCGCCGCCGCGATCAACACCGGCCAGGGGCCGCAGCGCGGGCCGAGCCGCATCGTGGTGGCCAACCCCGGCAGCACCGCGGTGGCGCCCAGCAACTTCACCTGGGATTTCGGCACCGGCGTGGTCGGCACCGACGGCGCGAACGTGAACGCCACCCACCTGGTGGGCCTGGACAGCGTGCCGCGCCGCGGCATGTACGCGCTGCGCGGCCAGCGCTGCTCCATCGCCCTGCTCGCCGATGCCGATGCCACCGCCCAGTGGGGCGCGCAGGCGCAGTTCGGGCTTTCCGAAGGGATCTACATGATCCTCACCGGGGCGCCCGGCGAGGCGATCTCCACCGCCATCGCCAACAAGGCCTCGGCCGGGCTCGACAGCTATGCCTGCAAGCTGATGCTGGGCGACTGGGTGTGGTGGAACGACCAGGCCAACGCCACGCTGCGCCTGGTCTCCCCCCAAGGCTTCGTCGCCGGGCGGCTGGCCAACCTCTCGCCGGAGCAGTCCAGCCTCAACAAGCCGCTGTTCGGCATCGCCGGCACGCAGCGCAGCGGCGCACCCGGCAGCGGGCAGCGCGGAACCTACTCGGCGGCGGAACTCTCCGCCCTGTTCACCGCGGGGCTGGACGTGATCGCCAACCCGCAGCCGGGCGGCAGCTTCTGGGGCGTACGCGGCGGGCACAACAGCAGCAGCAACGCGGCCACGCGCGGCGACAACTACACGCGCCTGACCAACTACCTCGCCGCCTCGCTGAACGCGGGCATGGGGCAATACGTGGGCCAGCTGATCAACCGCGACCTGTTCCGCCGCATCCGCAGCACGCTGCTCTCGTTCCTCCAGAACATGCTGGGCCAGGGGCTGCTGGGCACCCGCGACGGCACCCTGCCGTTCAGCGTGATCTGCGACACCACCAACAATCCGCTGGAGCGCACCGGGCTGGGCTACGTGCAGGCGGACGTGCAGGTCCAATACCAGGCGATCAACGAGAAGTTCATCGTGAACCTCGAAGGCGGCCAAACCGTCGCCATCACGCGGCAAACCCTGCCCACCACGCCGGGCGCGCTGGTGGCGTAGGGAAGGAAGGCCAGGGGGCTTTGCCCCCTGGACCCCCACCAGGGACCTGAGGTCCCTGGACCCGCATCAGTTTTCCGCCTTCGGCGGGGAG